GTCCCGTTGTTGTCGAAGTTCGCACCAACCCGGACGCCGTCAGAGAAGTGAGTCATTGTTTTTCTCCACTAGCAAGGGGGCGACCGAAGCCGCCCCCTCCAGGTTAAGAAGCGCCTTGCGAACCCCACGCGGCGCGGAAGTTCGAAACACCAAAGGAGTAACGCTCAATGGCCTTGGCCTTGAGGTTGTCGGTGTCGAAATCCGTGTACACGTCGGTTTCGAGGGCTTCACGTTCGTAGTACTTCAGGCCGTTCGGCGCGTCCGACAGCAGGAACCACGAGTTCGTATCCGTGAGGAACATGTTCACGCGATAGCCCTGCGGAACCGCAGAGTTGTTGTAGATCGCGTTGATGTCATTGTTCGCCGTAGAGGTACGGAACTGAGATTCCAGCAGGCGGGTGGCCGTCCACTGCAGTTCAGCAGGAACGATCAGCTTGGTCGGCTTCGTCATGATGCGAAGGCCGGCGGCGTCACGGTAACGCTGAGTGCCAACGATGGCGTCCTGAAGCGACGTTTCGTTAAGGTCAGCTTGCACCGTGAAGGTGTTCGCAACCGTACCGTTGTCGATCGGGTGAGCCGTCGAGAAGAACGGCTGGCCATCACCGATAGGGAATGATGCCGAGAAGCCATTGTTCATGACCGAAGCGCCGAGGACTTCCTTGGTTTGAGCCATCGACTGCCGCAGAGCCTTGGCCTGCAGCGGGAACGAGGACTGGTACAGGTTATCCTTGATCGCCTGACGAGTGATGATGAAGCCGATTGAGGTGTAGCGGTTCACGTAGTTCGTGACGAACCGCTGGCCCATGTCTTGGTAGGCCGTTGATGCACCTTCAGCCTTGATCTGAGCCAGACCAAGCAGCTTCACTTCCACTTCGATTTCGACCGCCTTATCGGAGGTGTGCTTTTCGAAGATCTCCGACCATTGCCCAGGGTACTGGGGATAGTCGCCGAAAACCGCAGCCAGCCCCGGACGGAGCAAGTCGCGGATAGAGGTTGTATTAATCGCCATTGGTTAATCTCCCTGTCCGCGATTATTAGATGCCAGTAACCCCACCCTTGTAGAGGTGGTTGTTAACGGTGACGAGCCAGTTGGCAAAAGAGCCGAGAGCGTTGCCCGGAGTCGGGTCAAGATCAATGATCTTGAGGTTCAACGTAATGGTATCTGCTTCAGTGGCATTGTTAAGCGACACAGCAGACTGACCAGTCGCGGTATTGCCGGCGGTGTACAGGAAGTTGGCGTTCAGACCACGATCAGCCAGAGCCAGAGGGGTACCAGCAGCGCCGGAACCATTGGTTTCCTGAATGCTGAACACGAGGTTCGGGTCGTCAAGCACGAGGGCTTCCACGGTCGATCCAGTCTGGACGCCGGGGTTGCCAGGCCAGTAAGGCATGAACTTCGCGGTGCCAGTCGAGTCGGTGTATTTTACACCCATGAACACACCCACGATTGCCGAGCCGGCAACACCGCGAGCGAGGTAGCCATCAGTGCCAATGGTGACGGGGTCGCCAGTGAACATTGAGGACGCATAGGTCGTGACGATCTGATAGCTATTGAGAGACGAGGTCCACGCCGAGCCGTCAAGCTTACGGACAGGCTGAAGACCCTGAGGCGCATTGGTTCCGAATGACATTCGAAAACTCCAAGCTGAGGGTTTGAGGGATTTGCCGGTACGTGACGGCGCTCGCTATCGGTGGATACGTGACCACTATCGAAGTTTTGGCACGATACGTGACGGCCATCGGTATGCATAAAAGTACCCCCATCGATAGGCAACGTCAATTGCTCATCGATGGGGGCAAAGTAGCCACGAAACCTAAGCTCCGTGGACCGGAGAGTTAATCCTTAAACGAGGTCACCCTTTCAAAGCCAACCCCGCTGTTTTGATCCTCAAACCGTGGAAGGTTCGGGTCTGCATTTCCAGTCCACGCGACATCCTGAAGCATCTCCAGGTTCTCACGATCGCGAATCTGCCGGTCACGCGACACGTCTCGAGACAGACGCTCGCACAGCATCAGGCCACCTCGGCGGATGACCTGAACCTCGATGCCCTCGTAGCCCGGAAGCGGAGGAGGAACCATTTCTGGGTGACGAGAGGCCGGGACGGGATGCCAACCACGAACCATGCGGTCGGTCATATTGTCCGGATCCGGCTCGTTCAGGGTGGTTTCACGAACCCACGAATAGGTCACCCCAGATGGGATCTTATTCGGCGGGACGTACAGCTTCGACTGGTAGTGCGCAACCGGAGCTGAACGCATTTCGGTTTCACGAGTGTTGGAAGCGCGCTCTTCGGCGACTCTTGTTTTACGAGGGGGCATGATTAACTCCGGCTCTGTTTCATGAGGTAAACGGCATAGTATTTTTCCGCTTCCTCGTTGCTCATCCGGGCGCCGCCCGGTTTGGTGTAAGCTCCTGAAGCCGCCATGTTTTGGGCAAACTTCCGTTGCTCTGCGGAAAGGCGAATCTTGTTGGAAGATCGAGCGTTCTGAGTAGGCTGACCTCCACGAGAAACAGGAGCGACCCCCCTGTCTCGGCTCATCGGTGGAGTGGTCCGCTTGGGAGCAGCTCTACCTTCGAACGCATCCGGGAACTCTTCCTGCATGTGCTTGTCAATTTCCCTGAAATAAACAGATCCGCCGATCTCATCCCCACGACCATCTGCCCGATACCGGCGCTCAATCCGGCGGGCATATAGCGTGGCTTCCTCGTGCATCTCCGCGTCAAAGTTTGGAGACTGAGGCTGGAACCACTCGTTCGTCTGGACCCAATCAGCCGTAGCAGGCTCAAGCTGGGGCCGCTGCTCCTCTGCAGGCGCACGACGAACCTCCCTGGTCTGCTCAGGCAGCTCTGTAAGCTGCTGGGCACGCCAGGCCTTGACGCCAGCCAGATCTGTCTGGGCTTGGAAGAACTCGCCCTGAGCATCAATCTCAGCCTCGCTGTCACCAAGGCTTTTGGCCTCGAGCAACTTGCGCTTGGCATCGTGCATCTGAGCTGAGAGAGCGCTCTCGTAGTGGGTCATCATTGCAGCGTCGGATTGACGCCGCAGTTGAGCCTCACCTTCAAGCCTCAGTTCCGCGTCTTGTGCGCGCCTTTCGGCATCCTGCGCACGCCTCGCCAGTTCCGAGATTCGCTTTTCGGAAGAACGCTTGCGCTTCGGACGGGCCTCCTCTTCTTCCTCATCCTCCTCAGCTTGAGCTTCCGCACCTTCTTCGGCGTCGGGCTCAGATCTGGGAAGTTCTCCATTAGAGTCATCCGCGAGATCCTCTTCCGTGATCTCGATCTCAACGTCGTCTTCAGGCCCATCCTCATGAATGGGTAGGTCCATTTCTTCAGACATGATCAGTATTTATCCGCCAGGTTAGCAGCCTGAACATCGTCAGGCCCGTCAATCACAGCCATGATCCGATCATCGGGGAGCAGGGCCATCGCCACGCCACGATAGGAGACGGCAGTCGCCTCGTAACGCGGGATCAGAACCCAGTCGCCGACCTTGCACCACGGGCCGCTACGCTCAAACTTCTCGCCCTGATAAGCCTCAGGACCAACCGCACAGACCAGCGCCGAGACAGACTGATACTTGTCTTCTGCGCGGACAGTGTCGGGCAGGTAGATCGACACCTCAGTGCCATCGTCCCGCGTGATCGTCTTCAGTTCCTCAGGACGAACATAGATCTTCGTCGCGATCAGGTAGCCAGCCGGTTTCATGGTGAACGGCTGGCCAGTCATCTCCACGAAGTGTTCATCAATGAGGTCTTGGGCAGCCACCTCTTCGTGAGGCTCAATGTTGCTCAGGGTCGGCATTGATTGAGAGTTGGCCTGAATGAAGGCCAGATCGTCCTCAAACTCTTCCCTTGAGGGTTTTCGAATTATCTCGGTCATCAGTACATTTCCTTTCTTTTTTGCTCCGGTATTTTGTCGTCGTCAGGCTGATGCATTTGCCTGTACGTTTCGTTGATGGCCTCGATCGCATTCGAATACGCGCGAGCCAACGCATTCCCTTCGATAGCCTGAAGGGCAATTTCTTCTACAGTCGTGGCAGGGGTAAACCGATCACCACCCGACGAGGGGCGGAACCGCACGTTAAGTGCGTACTCAACAGCGCTATCTCGCGCGCTGCCCAACTTATCTATTGTGCGCCTGCGAAGCTCTTCCGCGCTCATTAACTCTCTCCGGTATTTTTTTGTACGATTTAGAACGATCCGCAGCGTGGAATTCTTTGGCCACTTTCAACGGAACGCCGGCCTTGGCGGCGAACTTTGGATTGTTCGCCGCCGCCGCCATTAGCCGAAATTGAGATTTCGACCGACTCGGCACTAGAAGGCACCGATACCCTTGTGCGGTTTGAC